TCTTAACATCTTCACGTTCATCAGAAGGGATTTGTTGAAAATATCCAAGGATTAGGGATGCACCCTTAGGGCTGATAAGACGTTTCTGTGAATTATCTTCAGCAATATTAGCCAAGACAACAGCACGATTACGTGTTTTTAGTGCATAGTCTTCAATGTCGTTAAACAAGAAGAAGCCACGATAGTTATTTTTGATTTGCATTTTCTTTTGATTTCCTTAAACAAGCAGCTTCAAATAGGGATTTACTGCGACCTATATACCTCTTACCGTATGTTACCGTATATGCGTTCTCAGCTGCATAGAAAAATACCCCTGTGATTCCTGTTCTATTTCTCGTATCTAAACTTCGATTAAAACAGTTCTCTTGATGGGATGCTTCTCTGAGATTGTCCCATTTATTATCGGACCGATCTCTGTTGATATGGTCTACAACCAATGGAAACTCTCCGTTCATGAGAAGGAAAGCAACTCTGTGTGCTCGATATAGCACACCTTTCAGTTTTATGAGTTTATATCCGTTTGAATTAATCGTAGCTGTCTCTCGGCCCTCTTGGCGAGTTCCTTGAGGAGCTGTCTTCTTCCAGAAGAATTTTCCCGAATCTGGCTGATAATCAAGCCACTCATCAACATACTCTTTTAACGAGCTCATTGTATTCCTTAAAGGTTATGGTATTCAATGAGAGTATATCGGGAAACTCCACACTTATCGACAAAACCCTTTGTAAGCTGTACGTTTAATTTCTTCAATCATTTATTATCTTTCTTTAATTGCTTCTCAGCATTTGTTTTGATTTGGTGGCACGTCTTACACAATATCTGTAGGTTTTCTTTTTCACAGAACAGATTTCCAATCAGAATGTCCCATGTCTGAAATCCTACAACAGGGTCAATTATCGGTTTGATATGATCCACTTGTACATCTTTAGCTGGGTGGGCTTGTTTACACATACCACAAGTGTAATGCTTAGCAAGCCTTCCAGATTTAGGATTTATCTTTTGACCAATACAAGCGTCATGTAGAGAGCTATATCGTGGAGGCCATCGTTGGGAGGCTGAACGAAGAGCACTCTTGATGAAGCTGTTCATTCGTGCTTGCGTCCATTGCCCTGCATTAAACATTCGCAATTGGCAGCTCCCACAGTTTAACAGAACCATCTGGATGCAATTCCCTAGTCATCCACAATAGCCGCCCTTGCTCTAGCAATTCTTCCTCTGCTGATGCCCCATAGAAGGCTTTATAAGCCCCTAGAACAGCCTCAAATGCCTCTGGCAATGTGGTAGTAGCCTGAAGGATTTTAAACGCCTTCTGAGGCCCTATTTTAGGGATTCCTGGGACACTATCTACAGGATCACCCATTAAACATTGAGCGTAGAAGAAGAGCCCTCCTACACCAGACAGCTTCTTACCATCTGCTGACAACTTGATGTAGCCTGTCTCGTCAATAAGCTCAGGTCCGAAGGAAGGGTGGTTTCCAAGCTCCCAACTATAACACCATCCTGGGACAGTTCTGAGGTCTTTATCTTTTGAGCAGATGATTGTTGGAGGTAATGCCACATCTTCGAGCCTTTGTGTATTTCTACAATGCTGCTTAATGGCCATAGCGTCATCTGCTTCCATTCCTGTAGTTGTTTCTGTGTCATATTTGCTCTGCATGTAAGCTGTTAGATTATAGAAATGGAAAGGCTTTTTACTAGGGCGATCCTTATAAGGCTGACGCTTAGCAATCTCATTTCTGAAATTCCCTTTCCCTGTAAAGAATAGGGTTGGTGGAACAGTGGCACCAACAACTACACAGATGTTATTAATACGTTCGTCTAGGAGGTGAGCAGCATAGTCAAAAGGAGGGAGCCCCTCCCCTTGCCATCCTGTTTCTGCTGCAAATCCTACTTCATAACGAAGACAATCTGCGTCAATAAGAGGCTGCATTAGTAGGGTGTGTCGTTGTCTTCTTCATCAGGAGATTCCAATACAGCCTTTTTTGGAGCTTTGACAGGGGCTTTGTTCCCTTGTGCTGGCTGCTCCTTCTTATCACCAATTTCCAATAGCTGTTGCAACGTACTACCTGCATAATTAAGATTTCCTTGAATTTTTTTCCGCACCCATTCAGGCAACGAGTTAAACACTTCCATATCTGGATTGTCTAGATCAAACACCTTAGCTGGATTTACCAGATCAGGACATTGCTGTGCATCACGAGGACGCATTGTAGAGGCATTCCCAATGTTGTCATAAATCTTATCACCTACAGAATTATTAACAACAGCAATGTTAATAGCTGAACCTACAGCCTTAGAGAAATCACCTTCGTATTCGTTCTTAGGATCGAATGCGTTATAACGTTGTGTGCTCTTAGCTTTATCAGCAAACATGCCATAGAAGGGGAGGGTTTCTGAAATCCAACGAGGCTTATCAGGGATGTCATTCCCTTCTTCATCCTTCATGAATTCATCTACCAGCTCGTATGTCAACATAATCTCTTGTGCTGGAGCCTTGTCCTTACCTTGGTAAGCTTTCTGCGCTTGCAATCCAAGATCAATTAGCTGCACCAATCGAGCGGGATAGACGCCTGCTTCGATGTTAGCTTGAGGAGTGAATTTCTTATTGCCAGATTGTGGCTTGTTGATGTTTAGTGCCATAAGTTATCCCTTCACAATTCGTTTAGTAAAATCAAAATCTTTATCAAAAGACTTGACTGTCTCAATTAGGTAATTAATGTATGTCTCAGCAGCATACCACTGATCGCCATCATAATTAACACCTCCCTCATAATCTTCCCCTTGTTCCTTCACAACCCAATCAGGGAGCAAATCTCGAACAGTTTTATAAGCGTAGTAAGCCATGTTTATTCCTTTATGAGCGAAGCGATTATTCTGTATAAAACAATTTCAAGCGAGCTACATCATTCATAGGGTAAACATATTGTGTATCCTCGTGTAGCTGGACAACTAAGTAGGGACCATTCAAGGAATACCCTTTGATGTCATTAAACTCTGGACCAAAGAAGTCTTTAGCAACCTCCATTCCACGGAGCTGTCGTGCTGCAATTGCTTGCTCTCGTGCCTCAGTCTTGAATGTGATGAGGATGTTTGATTTCTTAGGTTTAAATTCGTTCATAATTGTTTCTTGTCCTGTTTGTTTTGTATCGTTAGTCATAATTTCTTTCAATGAATGGCATACCAGTTATGCCCTTGTTTACCTTGTCCCACATGAGGGCATTTAATATTAAAGAATCGCCCTGCCCAAGCAATAGCTTCTTCGCTTTCTTTCTGAACAACATCTGCAATGTCAACATCACACTCTACTGTGAATTCATCGTGATAAAAGCAGACAGTTCCATATTCAACACCAAACGTATATCCAAGCTTGTCCATCCTTTGATGGAATCTATTGTATGCAGCCGTCATCATAATAGCCTCATCAGATTGCAGCAGATAAACTAATATCTGATGTTCGCTTGGTACAACAATTGGTCGTCCATCTAGTCCTATAATTTTTCCGTTAAAATGCTCCATCTTGTTAAATTGAGGATTGAATCGTTGTTTAGCTGTTGATTTCCATTCAGCAGTGAGACGTTCCATTAGTTCACCAAGACCATCAAAGCCTTTGTACAGCTTCTCACGTAATGCTTTACCATTACCAACCTGCTTAGCTGTCTTGCCAAGTTTTACATCACCTCCTCCAAAGAGAAGACAATACATAACATTCTTAGCAATGTCACGACTTTCAATATCTCCAATAATCTTTGTGAGGCTGTGCAGGTCTGTGCCTTTAGACTTATCCCCATTACAGAGCGCATCAATATAGGCTTGGCTTCCCATTCGTCCACCAAGCATACGCAATTGACAACTATCTGAATCAGTACCTACTAACACTTTCCCTTCGGGGCATGTGAATATAGCACGCATCTGATTACCAAAGAAGCTTCCAGCCTTTGGAATGTTCACAATACCTCTGTGTGTCGCCCTTCCGGTAACAGCGAGAGTGTTAACAGACGAGCTAATCCGTCCATCGGCTCGTATGAGGTTGATGAGACCTTCAACACTGCTTCTTCTATGTCTACACTGTACTCGCTTTGCAACAAGCTTTCCGATTTTTCCCTCAATGCCTTCAAAAGGATCATCTTTCGATAGCTTCGGGCTCGTTCGTTGTCCATCATCATTTGTGTTCCATTCTAATGGTTCCCATCCTGAGCGTAATAAATAATCTTTAGTTTCTTGTCCACTATCTAAATTCGTTACACGAAAAGTGATGCGAGAATAAGGGCCGACAACGGGACAGTCATCCAGAACAATAGCGCAAGCAGCACACCACTTAACAACTGATTCGGAATATTGCCCACTTTTGAGGAATGGTTTTTTGACATATGTGTATTCACCTTTTTGTTTTAGTTCTTCTACCTCCAAAATCATGGGGAGTTTTGGAACAATTACGGAATCAATCCTTCTAATCCATGTTGTTAGCTGCCTAATGCATTTATCCATATGTGGACGATCTACTAACCAACCAAATGCTTCCTGCTTCTGTAGGTTCTCGAATAGCTTGAATGATAGCAGAAATGCATTCTTCCAATTGCCACCCTTAGCTTCTTTTAAAAGCTCATGGTAGACAAGCTCTAAGATTTCTACGTCTTCAGAACATCTGTGCAACATGTCTTCTGAGAAATTCTCCCAATCATCGTGATCAGGCTTCCCTCTTCCTACACGATAACCCCATGATTTAATTCCATGAGGACCTGCTTTCTTATCATCACAGCTATATGGTACTTGACGCTTAGGGTTTAATAGGCGAGACATTATTAATGTATCAACCTTCTTACCTTTATACGTATATCCGTATAGCTTGTTTAGCAGAGGAAAGTCATAACCAATAGCATTGTGTCCAATCAGGACATCACATGTGTCCATGAATGCCAGCATCTTCCTGATTTGATATGGACGGAATTTAAACACCTCGTGAGTGTTAGCATCCTTAAATACACCACAATGGCATACTGTGGCATCAGGGATCAATCCATCAGCTTCTAAGTCAAAGAACACAACCTTCATAGATTTCCTCTATTGGAATCGAACCAACTACTGTATGCCTTGTCAGCGTTCCTAAGCCATTTGGAATAGAGGAATCATTCATACATCTCCTTCAGTTCATTCTTAAATCGTAAAATAATCTGATGAATCATTTTATATTTGTAATGTGTCATTAAGCTAATATCCTTAGCACTATATTCCTGATGGAAATATAACATAAGAATTTCATTATGCACCTTGCTCTGCACCTCAATCAAATCATATATTTGAGAAATGATTTGTCCAGAATATAACGTACAAGGGCGTCCTTCACCATCTGCGTCATCATCATATTCAGAAGCTGTATGTCCTTTCTGAATATTCTTAAACTCCTTCAGAGCATTGTTCAGAATAGTGTTAAACCATTTATCAAAATTATCACCATTGAAGCTACGAGAATAACGAAGAGCACGTTCATATGCTGTTTGTACAACATCCTCACCGCTCCATTGCTCCCCAGCTCTGAAGGACATACGTTTAACTAGACGTGTGTAATGCTTTTTAAAATGTTCTTCAATCAGAAGCATCTTTTAGTACCTCGTAGACACGATATTCGTTATCTGGATCAGCTTCTTGAATATAACCAAGACGTTCTTCAGCCAAGATTTCAGAAGGGTATGTTCTGGACCACTGATCCCAGCCATTGTCATAGATTTCTACACACCAACCAATTCCATTTGTTGCTTGTTTCATTTTAACTCCTTAACATGACAGATCACAATGTGCTGCACCACAGGTCTCACATGCTACTGGTGAGGGGTTGCAGCCACTAGCAGCACCCCCTCTGTTGTTGGTTCTCCACAATCAGGGCATTCTCCATCAATTTCACACTCGGGTGTATCCCATCCATCAGAACACATAATGTTTCCTTTTACAATTCATTAAACAAACCAGTATTTCTATCCCAATACAATCCAAACCGTCCTGTCTCACCAAACTCCCTATCTTCTAACAAGATTAATGTTCTGAGGTTTCTTTCATCCGGTGGAAGAGCCGGGTCTCGGTTTCCTTGCAAACCAAGCATAATATTACAACTTCGAGCCATAGCACGAGAGCCAGCAAACTGACTACTAAGTACTTCTCCTCCACGTTCATGAGGAGGACCTGCATCAGGATTACGCAAATGGCAAAATATGAAGATAACCACATTAAGATCGAGAGCCATTGCACTAAGTTCTTGAGCAATCTCTTGTAGCTTGGTATTAGCATCTGCTGCTGCCATTCCATTTGTAAAATTGGTGATTGGATCAATGATAATAGCTTTACAGCCCTCCATTGCTGCTGCTCGAATATCAACCTTCAACGTGTTAAAGTCTACATGTTGATATAAGTTAAGCAAGAACAGATTACCATTAAGCACCTCTCCTGCCTTATCATAAGCATCCTCATCAAACGCTTTATTAGGATCGTGAAAGAATTTACCAGCAAGCTTACCAGTTACGAGCTTATATGTTTTATTATTACTCTCCTCTGGCTTGATAAGGAACACCTTCCATCCGTGCTCTTTAATGAAATGAGCAGCTAGTGTGTTAACAACCTCACTCTTGCCTTGTTTTTGCCCAGCACCAATATAGATTGTCTCCCCTAAGCGAATGCCCCTAGTAGCGTCTGTAATGTGCTTCCAAGGCCATGAAACACCAAAGGTAGGGGGCACCTTGGCCACCTCATGTAAATCACTTCCTGACACCAACCGTGTATTCTTAGGCTTCTGTGCATTAAACTGGCAAGCGTTATAACATGCCTTACTCCGACCTTCAATCAGACAATCATTAGCATCCTTAGCTGGCAATGTAGCCACCATAGCATCTGGAATGATACGCAACACCTCCTCTGCTGCCTTCTTCCCTGGACCATCCATATCAAACACTAGGATGATTTCTTTAAAAACCTTCCTAATATCTCCTATTGCTTTCCCTAAATCCCTAGCAGCAGATGCGCTGCCATGAGCGAGAGAGACAATAGCAGGAGATAGATCAGCATAGGGAGTGCCTTTGTTATGATCTTTAAAGATTTGATATAGAGCGACAGCATCTGGTTCCCCTTCAGTAATGAATAGCTTCTTACCACCTGCTTGAATAGCTTTTGTCCATCCAAACAAGTCAACATCTTTCTGATTACCTACGCTCCACATACGCTTGTCTTCAATCAAACGTACCTTATATCCAACAAGTTCTCCATCTTTTGTGTATGGATAGTAGTGGGACACTGGTGTAACCCCGTCCTGCTCTGATACACCAATCTTAATACCAAAATATTCTAGAGATTCCTTACGCAGTTTACGATCTGGTAGAGCGTGTGTGGCGTATAAAGAAATCTCTTCTATTTCTTCAGCAATTTGCTCAGGAGTTTTGATGATCCTAACAGGTTTAAATCCAGCAGGTTTGTCATGATACGGATTAGGTATGTATTTACCAAGCGCAAAATCATAGCCATCGTAGCTCCCATCCTCTTTGAGGAAGATTTGAACACTTCCTAATTTTTCAACACAAATTCCCTTGCTCATTACTTTCCTTCTGCGTTAA